GGTGGGGGGGAGGGTTTTGGTATCCATGCCGCTATTGTGCCGATGAGGCAGGCGCGGCGGATTTAGATTGGATTCACTACGGCGGCGGGGTGATTTCGGGTGCGCGGGGATTTGCACCGCGCAAGCGGGCGCAGAACCGTGGTTAAAACGTGGTTAAATTTGCGTCAGATTGATTTTATAGGGCGCGCCTATACATCGGCCTACCCAAACGACAAAACGCGCTTAAAAGCGCGTTTTTGAGGGGTTGCTAAATTGAGGCGTCAGGCGGCTGCCTTTTTGAAACGGGGGTCGGCCTCTAGGGCGGTTTTTAACTCGGCTTTAAACGGCTGCAAAACAGCTACCTCATCGCACGCCTGTATAATGGTTCGGCTTGCATCCATAAAGGCCGCGGATGGCAAGTCGGCAATCGACATCACGCCGCCGGCTGCCTCACCCTCGAATTGAGGGATATATTCCGGCGCTGCCAGCTCCATGCTCTCCAGCAGCCGCTCAAATAATTCTTGGGCAGCGGCTTTGCTTATATCGACAACAACAAAATCGCCATTGCCATCTTGGCCGATAAATAATTCTGCGGTGCTCATTTTGACTCTCTCACAATAAACAGCACTTTTTCTTGCTGTGTTTTCGGCAATGATAACACATAAGCTAATAATTTTGCGCGGTTTTTGCTATTGAGATGGCGCAAATCCATCGACACAATATCGGCTTTATCGAAATGCTTTTGCATATTGATTATTTTTTTAGCCCAAAGCTCAAGATTATCATCAGAGGCAAAAAAAGTATTAAGGCCGTTGATGGTTTTTAGGTCATCATCATCAGCTGTAAACATAAAATCAATGGTCTGCCATTGCTCTCGCGGGGTGTTTGCTTTGGGCACGATAAAATCAGGCTTGTTTTTTTGATCGCCGCCGCCCGGGCTGAAAGGCTCAAGATGCACACCAAATGCTTTTTGATATTGGGCAGCGGCCAAAGCCTCGTGGGTGCGCAAATCATTTTTACCGTTGCCAAACAAACGGCTTACCTCTTTTGGATCAGCCTTATCGTTAAAGGTCGTGGTCATCATCGGCGGCGGCTGCATCTTGCTGTCCACATAAGCCTCGCGCTCGGCCACCATCTTGTCCAGCGCATCGGGGCTGTGGTTTGCGCCAAACATCTTATCCAGCGCCGCCACCCTGTCGCCATGATTGTGCGCAAATGTCGGCGTGATGTCGGCCGGCACGCGCACCACCTCGCCCGTGCGCGGGTTGGTAAAATCGATATAAGGCACATCGGGCTTGTCATTTAAGATGCCAGCCTCATGTTCGGCTTTTTGCTCATCGGTAAAGCGGTCGGGATATTTGGCGATGTCCTCGCCGCGCTCGCGCAGCGCTTGGCGGCGGGTGAGCTGGCGCACGCCGCAGAGGCAGCCATAGCCGTTTGGCGGCATAATCTGCGCCCACAGCTCATGCTCCACCGGCAAAATCAGGTTGTAATAGCGCTTGTGGCCGTCGCGCGGGCTATTGGCATAGCTGGGGATATATTTTAGATAAGGCAGCGCACGCTTATTTTTTTGGATGCGCGCCCATTGGCCGGCCGCGTGGGCGGTGGCCAAATTGGTGTGAAAAATGGTGCGCAGGCGGCGGGTGCTGCCCAGCTGCACCAGCTTGGCGGTGTCGTCCTCGGGGTCGGTCATGATTTGCTCACCCCACCAGCCTTTGTCCATTAAATAAGGTTTTAACTGCCTTTTAAAATCGTTAAAAGTAGTGCCTTGCTCAATGGCATCGGCCAACATCTGGCGCACATCGGCCAGCATATCGGCATCCATCATTTTGGCCACGGTAAAGGCTACGGCATGCTCCTGCATCCACACATCATAATGGCTAAAGCCCGGCAATAATTTTTTGCTTTGCAAAAAGCCCAACGCGGCACGGTCGGGCAGGCTGTTAAAGCGGATTTCAGGCGCGCTCATGGCTGCCCCTCGCTGCCGGCCACCCACTCGCGCACGTTTTGGCCCACGAGTTTATCGATAATCGGCATGTCGCCCTCGCTCAAATCCAGCGCATCCAAGGCCGTCTGAAAATCGGCATAGCTCTCGCTCGCTTGCAGCGCCGATAAAATCGCGCTCATCTTGGGCTGCATCATCGCTTGATCGGCGCTCAAAACAGGCGCGGGATTGGCCAGCTTGAGCGATAAAGCGGCGCGGGCAGATTCGGCCGCCTGCGGCTGCACCAGCTCAAAATGCTCTTTTTCAAAGCCCAACACTTGCTCGTAATAATCAGCGGTAAAGCGCACTTGGCCGGTGTCGGCATACATTTTGTCGCGCTCGGCGCGCGCTTTATCAATTTCGGCCGCTTTTTCAAACTCAAACCACAGGCCGCCCTCGTTGCTGATGGCCAGCCCGTAGGCCGCGTTGACGGCCACCAGCGCATCAACGGCATGCTGCACAGCCAGCCCCAAAAGGGTGAGATAAGCGCCGATGCGGTCTTGCCGTGCGGCCTCCTCTGTTTCTTGCGCCGCCCGGCTTGAGTGGGCGAGGTCGGATGTTTTAACCTTGCCCAGCAGCACTTTTTGGATGCGCGCGTTTGCCATGCGCTCCAGCTTTTCAAACGCTTCACCGTTGGCGGTGTTTTGCAGCAGCTCGATGCTCTCATCGGTGTTGAGCGTGAGCGCGCCGCCCGAAATAAATCGGTAGAGCTTGCCCACAAAGCTTTGCGCATCGCCGTTGATTTTGCCCACCATATAGGGTTGGGCATAGCGTTTAACAAATTGATGCGCATAAAGCCAGCCGTTGCTGCGCACCGACACAGCCGGATAAAGCCGCGCCATCGCCAATTCGCCGGCGGGGTTTTGTGCGGTGGGGCGGTTGATTAACAGCAGGTGCAGCACTTGCGTGTTGAGCAGCTCCTCGCCGCTCTCGCCCTGATAAACCAGCGTGCCATCGCGGCGCGGGGTGTATTTATCCAGCTCATCGCGGCGGTCGGCTAGGCGCTCCAGCGTGATAAAGCCATCGGCCTCTACTTTGTAGATATAGCGGGCCACAGCGTAGCCGTTGAGCCGTGCCGTGAGCACGAGCTCAATAAAGGCCTCGAGCTGGCGGCGCACGGCGCGATAAATGCGGTCGATTTGAGCGTCATCCGTGCCGTCACCGTAAAGCCGCCAGTTGCTGGCCATCATGGCTGTGCGCAAATCCTCTTTACAGCTCTCGACCTCATCGTCAAAATTAACCGCCTCAAACACCTGCTTGCGGCTCAATTGCAGCTTGGCCAGCAGCTCGGTGCTGCTTTGGCCGCTGCTCATAAAATCATCCAGCGCATAGGCGGTGTCGGCCACCAGCGTGTCGATGCGCACTTTTTCCGATTTTTTGTTTTTGCTCTTGCCAAACATATCTATCTCACTTTTAACGCCAGTTTAAAATTGGGCAAAACTGGGCTCGGGCAGGTCAAAAGCCTGCACATTGGCCGCCGCCACGCCGCTTTGCGCGGCCATCCAAAGCATATGCAGCGCATCGGGGCCGTCATCGTGGGCGGCGTGCGGAAAATGCCTCAATTGCTCTATGAGCTCTTTTTGCTCGGGCAGGATTTTAATCAGGCCATTGGCAAAATGCGGTTGCAGGCTCTCGATGCGCAGCACTTTATCGGTGGCAGGCTTCACGCCGCGCGCGGGCACGGCCAAGCCGCGCCGCACCGAGCGCTTGACCAACTCGTCTTTAAAAAACTCCTGAAATTGCACCGTCTCCACGGTCCACACTTGGCAGCCGTACTCTTTATGCAGCGCAATCACATCCTCAATAATCAAATCAGGCAGGCGGCGCTTGATTTTGGCCTCGGCCACATACAAGATGCCGGTCGATTTTTGATAAGCGCCCACCAAAATAGCGCTGGGGTCGCGCCCTGCGCCGGCCTTGCCGAGCGAGGGGTCGATGGCGCCGTAATAAACCACATCGGGCGGCAATGTTTTGTAATAGCAATTATCGATAATGTCGGCAAAAGGTGAGTCGTCGCCGCTGGCGGGGTCGTTTTGATACTCACAGGCAAACGAGCGCAGGCCGATTTTGGCGCGGATGCGCATCAGCACCTCGATGCCGCGCGCCGCCCACGAGGTTATCGCGCCTTGCTGCATGGCCTCGGTGTTGGCCGTATAAAATGCATCGGCGGCCTGCTCGCCCTCGTTGCGGTAGATGGTCTCCCACGCCTCCCACAAATCGATATTGTCGGGCCAGCGCACCACCGCTTTAAATTTTTTGCTGCGCCAAAACTTATTGGCCAGCGTGCGCGAGAGCACGCTGTCGTAATGCAGCACGGTGCCGATGTAGACAATGTCAAACTTTTTGCCGGGGCCGCCTAAAGGCTCGATGGTTTTTTCTATCCAGCGTTGCAACTTGTCGCGCTGGGCGGGGTTTTCCACCTGTTCGTCATTCTCGATGTCGTCGAGGATGCACAAATCGGGGCGGTAGGGGCCGTGGCGCATGCCGCGCAATTTTTTGCCCGAGCCTGCCACCTGCACTTTTACACCGTTGGCCGTCACCGCCGTGCCTGCCTGCCACACTTTGCCCGCGCCCGCCGCCTGGGGGAAATCGGCCGCAATGCGCGGGTTAAACTCCAGCTCGGCCTTGATGGTCTCCAACATCGGGTAGGCTTGGTCGATACTGTCCATCACAATCACCGCAAAATGCGCTTGCCCTGTGACGATGCGCCACAACGTGTACATCTGCGTGACCAATGTGGACTTGGCCTCACCACGCGGCGCAGCCACAGCCAGCGATTGAGATAGCGGATTGGCCGCAATGTCGGGCAGCTCGGTAAACAAATAGCGGTGGAAATCCGATTGACTGCCGCTACTGATATAGTGAGGGAAATAGTTTTTTGTAAAATACTCATAGCCGCCCACAGGATCTAAAACCTTTTCGCGCCGCGCCTTGATGTCTTCGGGCGCGGTCGAAAAGCCCTCCACCTCCGCCTCAATGGTGCGGCGCAGTTGGGCGGCGTAATCGTCAAGCTCGCGCAAAAAGTCTTTTGATTTCATGTTTCAGGTAGCCTTTAGATGGTCTTTATTCGTAATTGCAAATAATCCATTCTTTAGATTCTTTGTATTTTTTTGTTTTGCTAATGCTGTATTTAATAGGTACTTCAATTCTTTTCAGCCCCTCAAAAACATCATCCAATGCTGGATGTGCATTAATGGTAAGCATCACCTTGCCTTTGCAATTACGCATAAAATCAGCAATTTTTTGATATTCCATCGCGTCAAAATCTACTGCATAGCCCTGTGTTTGGAGGTAGGGCGGGTCGGCAAACATAAAGCTGTGCGGGCGATCGTAGCGTTTGGCCACATCCAGCCAGTCGCCGTTTTCAATAATGGCGGTGCGTAGCATATCTGCGGCGGATTCGAATTCTGCAAAATTAAACATTGCAATTGATTTGCCCTGCGTCCAAGTGCCGAATGATTGACCCCTATCAGTTCGCTTGGCGAAGCTCATGCGCAATCGGGCATAGTAATTCGCCGCGCGCTGAATATCAGTTAAGTGATTGTTTTTTTTGTTTTTAAGGTCTATATACATTTCTCGGCTGTACAACATCAAATCAAACTGGCGTACAAACTCGTCTTTGTGGTGAGCAATCACGCGGTATAAATTAACCAAATCGCCGTCTTTGTCATTGAGTACAGACAAGTTTTTGCTGTTGTCTTTGCCAAAAAACACTGCGCCGCCGCCGGTAAACAGCTCCACATAGCACTCATGCTCCGGTATCAACGGCAAAATATGTTTCAACAAGCGGCGTTTCCCACCTAGCCACGGGACAATCGGTTTCATTTTTTTCCTTTTTTAAGCAAATCGTTTTTGCAGCTCGGGCGCAAATGCCTGAATCATGTCGATAAAATCCATCGCCCGCGCGGGGTGGCGCTCGCGCACATAATCGCCAAAGGCGCGCACGGTCTCCATCGCCACGGCCAGCCGGTTGGTTTCGGGCAGGACTTTGGCGCTGGCGCTCACCGCCTTGTTAAACGCATCGGCCATGCTGGTGAGCATCTGCACTTTTTCTGCGGGCGGTTGGCTGTTGTCGGCATTGAGCTGCTCAATCACCGCCTGATATTGGATCATCAGGCCGGTAAAAATGGCGCGGGCGATTTCTTCGGCGCCGCCCGATGCCATTACATGAGCGGTTTTAACCTTGTCCCAATCATCACCTTTGGCCTTATCAGCGCTTTTCCAGCGCCGTGCCGTGCCGATGGGCACTTCGGCTTGCAGCGCCGCCATCTCCAGCGGCAGCTGCTCAAACACATAAAGCCGGCGCACTTTTTCGCGCGCATCTTGCGGGTGGGCCATATCAGCCGCCAATCTGCGCTTTAATCAGCGCCAAGCCTGCCTGTATCATGCCGGCGGCGGCTCCTGCCGCGCCGCCCGCTGCGGTGCCGGCCAATGCGCCGGCAATCGCGCCATGCTTGCGCGCGGCGGATTTGGTGTCTTGGTGGATTTTTTTAAGCGTTTTTTCCTGCGCGGCTTGGTTATCCAAAATCTTTTGGTTTTGCTCCTCGATGCGGTGCAAAATATCGCGCGTGCTGTCGCCTGTTTGGTAAGTCATTTGTCTGCCTTCCGGTCGAGCTTGTCGGCCACTTGTTTGATGTCTTGGCGGATTTCACGCAGCAGCAGCATGGTGTTGTCGCCGTTGGTTTGCAGCGCAGCAATATCGGCCTTATAGCCCACCTCCACCGCGTGCAGCTTGGTTTGCAGCGCGGCGGCGCGGCTGTCGGCGGCGGCTAGCCGGTCGGCGACATGCTTAATGTAAATCCACAGCGCGGCCGTTAAAATCGCCCACACTGCCTGAAATGCAAATTTAAAATCAATCACGAGCTCATTCATTGGGGCACATCTCCAAAGCGGATTTCCGCGCTGATTTCGGGGCGGTGGCGCGGTGACACATGCAGCGCAGCGCCCTCGGTGGCCACATCAAAATAACCGCTTAAAAATTGGCTCACGGCGGCAAATTGATGCTCAAAAGCAATCAGTCCGATCTCCACGTTAAACACCACATCAAAATCACGGCTCATGCCCATCTCGTGCGGCCAGCTCGTTTGCGAGAGCAGGCGGTCGAGCTGCAACACAAAGGCCTCTTGCTCGCGCGCTTTGGCTAGACCCATCTCCATGCCGGCGTGGCGCACATTAAGCTGGCGGTTGACCAGCTCGCGGTATTGGCTCATTTTTGCCCTCCTGTTGCCCATAAGCGCCAGGCGGCATTTTGGTGCTCAATCTCGGCCACATAGCCGCCAAATTCAGCGGCGTGCTCAAGCAGGGCGCGGGCGCTGCCATCGGCGGGCGGCTCGGGGCGCTGCGGCACCATCAGCAAGGCCGCCGGCGGCGCGGGCATGGCGGGCAGCTCCACCACCTTAATCGGCGTAGCCGAGCGATTGGCGGTAGTGCCGCAGGCTGTGAGCGCCGAGGCCGTCAGCGCAATCAGCGCCATCTTGTTTAATCGCATTGTCTATCCCTTGTTTTTTTTGCCGCACGTTGGCGCGGGTTTGGTCACTTTGCGCGGCGGCGGCCGCCGAAATATCGGCAGCGCGCTGATTGGCCGCGCGCTCGGCGGCGCGGGCTTTATCCAGCGCATCGGCATAAGCCGCCTGCGATTCGGCCAGCGCTGCGGCCTGTGCGGCCTGCATGGCGGCCATCTCGGCATCGGCGCGCCAATCGCGCCATTTCCAGCCGCCGAAAATCAACAGGCAGGCCACGGCGAGCAAATAAAGCAGCGGCAGCGCCCAATCAATCAGCTTATTCATGGCCGGCAATCTCCGCCTCGGCGATTTGCTGCTTGGCCGCGATATAGCGGCGGCCGCCGAAATATGAGAGCGATGCGCCCATATAAGCCAGCATCAGCTCGGTTTCTGCCGGCGCGGTTAAAAATTTATAAGTGGCCGCCACAAACACCACCCACACAAAAATATTGGTGCTGCTGATTTTGTTGGTGGTGGGGTTTTTAAACATATCGGTTATTTTTTGCATAAGCGCTCCAGCAATCTGCACAGGCCGTCTGCAACCCACAGCGCCGAGGCGATGGCGGCAAACAGCGGTAAAAAAAAGATAATCATCAGCGGCTTGCTTTACGGCGGCGCTTGCGCGCGGCGCGTTTGGCGGCGGCCACGCCCGATTTGCCATAGTGCGGCGGCGGGTAGGCGGGGCCTGTGCGCAGCCAGCGGCTCGGGTTGCGCGCTTCAGCGGCTTGCGTGGCCGGCGAGAGCAGAGCCGCCAGCGCGGCGAGTGACCAAGATTTGAGGTTTTTTAAGATTTTCATGCGCTCACCTCCGCCGCGATTGCATCGGCAATGGCGCGGCAAATCGGCCATTTTTTGCGCTTAAACAAGGCCAAATCCTTGTCGTTGCTGATAAAAAACGGCTCAAACACAATGCCGCCCGCCTGCGCATAAGCCAGGCGCGTGTGTTGGCCGGCATTATCGGGCTTGTAGCCGCGCTCGCCGCGCAAGCCCCAGCCGCTGGCCAGCGCCACCGCCGCACACAAGCGCTGGCAGGTGGCTTTGTGGCGCGGCAAGGCCAGCGCTTCGATGCCCGTGGCCACCTTGCTGGCGGCCGCGTTGGTATGAAACTCAATGGCCAAATCGCTGCCGGCAATCAGCTTGACGGCATCGCGCAGCGGCAGATTGCCTTTGCCCTCGCCATCGGTGCGCACGGTGAGGCCGTAGTCGTTGCGCAAGATTTGCGCCACGATGTTGCGCATGTCTTGCGCCAAATCGGCCTCGCGGTCGCTGCCGTTTACCGCGCCCGGGTCGTTATTGCTGTGGCCGGCGGTAAGGGTGATGATTTTTTTGCTCATAAAGCCCTTTCAAACTTTTTTTAAACGATTTTTAAACACGGTTTAATGTCTGTTTTATCAGGCTCAATCATGCCGCACCCGCCGCCGCCGGCAGGCTTGCCCCTATTCACTACGGGCAGATTACGCGGGCAAAAAAAGCCCCGCCGAAGCGGGGAAAGTGGGGTGGTTGGAGAAAATCAAAAAAGGCTGTTTTGCGCGCTATTTTCGGGCAGCTGGTCGGTGTTTTTTAAAATCGCCCACACCCAGCGCTCGGTGAGGTCGTGCTCGCGCGCCAGCAGGCGCACGGCGGCATAAGAGGCCATGGCGCAATCGGGTGCGCCGGTGAGCTCGTCAAAGCGGCGGCGGATAAAGCGGTCGCGCAGCTCGCGCGTGGCATGCTCGCATTTGGGTATCCACACCATGCGCTGGCTGCCATAGGCCGCGCCGATGCGCAAAGCGGCCTCCTCGCCCACCTCTTCGGCAAGCATGGCATGCAGGGCTTTGCCGCTTTTTTGGTAGTTTTTGCCCACGGGGATATTGGTGCCGCCAAAGCGGCGGATCAGCGTAAAGGTGTGCTCCTCGCCCGCCACCTGCATCAGCCCGAGCACACTATCGGGCAGCAGGTGGCGGATGTCGGCAAAATCCTGCTCGCTCATCAGCTGGCGCATCTAAACCCCCTTGGCCTTTTGGCGGTTGGCCGCGATTTGCAGCGCGGCCACCAGCTTATGCATGTGCTCGTCGGTGAGCCACTCCACGCGGTCGACGCCAAACATGCGCTTGGCCATTGCGTGGGCATAGGCCCAAGGCTTTTTGCCATCGGCCAAAAGCGCGCCGATTTTGCCCATCATCGCATCAGCCGAGCTGCGGCGCTTGGGCGCGGTGTGTTTTTTGGTGGGCGCAAAGCCCTTGGCCACCAGCTCGGCCAACACGGCCTCAAGCTGGCGCATATCCATTTTGGTGCATGAGTTTGCCCCGGCCACACGCATGAGCATGGCGCGATAAGTGTCGTCATCCAAATCAAGCTGCTTTTGGGCAATTTTGATTTTGGCAATCAGGGCGCGGCGCTGGTCTTTGGGGTTCATGGCTGGATACCATATGTTGTGTAATTATGTGGATTTTATCATTATTTTATACTATATGTTGTGTTATTTGATTTTGAGCAAACAAAAAAATCCCCCCGCAAAAACGGGGGGATTGGTTTCAGACGGCCTTTTTGTTGCAAATAACAGATTAACACTAAGTGTTAGTTTGCGGTTGTGCCGGCTCATCAATCAGCAAGCCAAATTCGCGGTGGGCCACACCCATCATACGGGCAGCCATGTGCTGGGCGGGCGTGGTGTTGTCTATTTCGGGGTTTTCGGACAGGCTCGGATTAAATGCCAATGTGGCCTCAACATTGCCATCGTCGGTGTCGCTCAAGCAAATATACACGGTAGCCATCAATCCACCCAGCCGCTAAGCAAATGGTAAAACTCGTCGAGCATATCGCCCAGCGCGGCCGTCATCAAAATTTGCGAGGCGGTGGCTAGGCTGGCGGCATCATCGCCTTGCTCGGCCTGCTCTTGCACGCGGTCTAAAAACACAATGCGTTTAAGCGCAAAATCCTGCGTGAGCGTAAAGCTGATTTGCTCGCGCCAATCCAGCTCCAGCTCTACCACCCGCATGCCGTTTTTAACATGCTGCACCACCTCGGCATCATCCAAGTGCTTATTGATGATTTTGATTTTGTCCGGCACATCGCCCACGCCTTTGAGCAGCGCACTATAGCCCAGCTTAAAGCCGCCCTCTGCGCGGCCTTGCAGCAGCCATTCGGTCATTAGGTAGGTGGGCGGTTTGAGCGTGTGCGGCATGGCCGTTTGCAGGCCGCCCAATGCTTCGCGCAGCTTGGTGAGCATGCGTTCTGCGCGCGGCGCCGAGGCCTCGTTAATCATCAGATAGCCGCTCCGGGTGTCAAACAGCGCCTCGGTGCGGCGGCTCTTGGTAAAGGCGCGCGGCAGCAAATCATCGATAATCTGCCCTTTTAATTCCTGCTTTTCTTTGCGGCCGACATTGCGCGCCTCGGCGGCCTCGATAGCAGCCACTTTTTCGGCCAGCAAATCGCGCACCACCGCGCCGGGCAACACCTTATCCTCGCGCTTGAGCGCCACGCGCTGGCTGCGGCCGGCGGCAAACACCAAATCAGGCTCAAACGGCATCGGCGCGGCAAAGCCCTCGCTAAACCAATCCAAACCCGTGCAGGGCGCAAACGGCGCGCCATCCAGCGCGGCTTGCAGCTTGGTTTTATCGTCCGGCCACAGCTCGGGCAGGCGGTAGATGATTAAGTTTTTAAACCACATTGTCGTCATCCTTATTGTTATCAAATCCGAGGCAGTCTTTAACCACAATGCCGGTGATAAATTCCTGCGCCGTTGCCGCTTTCGCCCAGCAATTGGCAAGGTGTGGGCTTTTTGCCGGGTCTATATGCCGCATCAACACATCTTTCGGCGGTGCCTCAAAGCCACCCATGCGGCAAAATTCCCGCGCCAGCGCTTCGGTGTTGGCCAACGTTTCGGCATCCATGACGGGCGGCGCCCAATTATCAATCATTATCTCCACCTCTTTCACCACTTCGTCGATTTCAAACTGGGGCGAATCGGGCATTTGGCCGGCATATACCAGCATATTGCGGATGCGGTGTATGCCTGTTTCCCAGCGGTCTTTGCGCACAATTTCACCATCTTTTCTAAACTCGTAATCATCGGGGTTTTTGCCGCGATATTTGGGCATGATAAAATCATCAAGGGTTACTGCTCTGGTCATTTTTAAATCTCCTTTCATGGGCAGGCATCTGCCCGCCCGTTTCAGATGGCCTGTTACTCTGCCTCGCTCATCGCATCGGTCAGCGCGTCAATACTCCTAGCATAGCTCTCAATCATCATCGCCATATGCACGGCGAGATTTTGCGCCATCGTGTTATATACGCTTATGTTTTTAGGCACGGCCACATCCGGCTCGGATGTGCAGCGCACGCCCACCATTTGATCGGGCAAATCCTCGATTACAATCGTTACCTTAGCCATTAAGCCACCTCCTGATTGTGCGGCTCGATCACAAAAAACTCTTTGCCCTGCACAATCTTGATGCCCGGCACCGGGTTGGCCGCAAAAAACTCGGGCTCGTTGAGCACCGCGTCTTTATTAACCTCTTTTTTGGTGCGCACAAAGCGCGCCAGCGCGGGGTTGGCCTCCAGCAGCGCCATCACCGCATCCGCGCCGCTCACGCTGCATTTGGGCGGGTTGTTGCGCCAGCGGATGATGCCGGTGGTGAGGTCGGCAAATTTAACCTTGCCGCCATCGGTGAGCGCATCGCGGTGAGCCGTTGCCCAAGCATGCACGCCGCTTTCGAGCGCTTCGATTTCGGCGCTGATGGGGGCGATTTTGCCGTCTACCTTTTTTTGCAGCTCGGCCACTTGGTCATTAAAATCGGCTTGCAGCCGCTCGCGCGCGCGGCTCAAGTCGCCGATGCGCTTGATTTGCTCCACCGCCTCATCGCGGCTTTGCACGGCCACGGCCAGCGCAACGGTTTTGGTGCGGGTTTTCTTGGTTACAGCCATGTTGATTTCTCCAGTTTTTCAAATACTTCATCCACTTCAGATTCTTCGTATAAGCCTTTTGCTTCATGGCAAAATTCACAAAATAAATCCCAATGCTCATCGATAAAACCGACAACCACCATTTTTTCAAAGCTTTCCATTGTCATTTCCTTTCGTTTTTTGCAGATTCCGCCAATTGCTGGCGGCGGTTTAAAAATTGCTGATAAAGTGATGGCCGCTGTGTGGCGGCCAATGCGGCCGATTTTTCCGCCAGGGTGTGGGCGAGCGCGCTCACTATCTCGTCTTTGCGCCGCAGCTGCTCGGCGCTGGGCTTTTGATGTCGATACTCAATCATCAGCGGCTCGGGCGGCGGCGGCATAGCCTTGAGCAGCGCCGCCGGTGCCGGCCATGCTTCGGCGGTGGCAGCCAGCGTGGCAAAGGCCGTCTGAAAGCGCGGCGCATCCTCATCGCGCCATGCTTTGCCGCTGGTGAGCGCGATTTCCCACGCCGCCGCCGTGGCCGCAATGGCATCAGCGGCGGGCGTGCCGGGCAGGCGCAGCGCCAAGAGCATCAATAGGCCATTTAACACCTCGTTAAACACCGTTTTAGGCAGGATGCGATTGGACTTATCCACGTCTCAAGCCCTC